TTGCGGCATTCATTGCGGCCTGCTCATCTGCGCCGCTTGAAAGCGCCATTTGATATGCGTCATTGGCCACAGAGAATCCCATTTCTGGCGAAAAGCCTTGCTGTGCGGGAGCGCCTGCGGGCTGACCGCCTTGGCTCATCAGGCCGCTCAGAAAATCGCGCAGACCGCCAAACATCCCAGACATACCGCCCTGCGGCATCAGTCCTTGCGGCATGATGTCGGACTGCTGCAAGCCAAGCGCCTCTCTCTGGTTCCCGATGCCAAACTGCATTGCAGGCGTTTGCCCCGTCAGCACATAGTTCGCCATCGCGCTAAACGGAGACATCAAAAACCCGGCAGCGTTGGCCATGTCTGCCTGAAGCGCTCCACGAGAACGCTCGCCAATCGGGGGGCCGCCGTAATACGTCGCCGGCATGCCGCCGTAATTGCCAGCGTCGCCCTGATACACAGGCGGCCGAATCATCGGCGCAACCGGCGCCTCGGGCGCTGCGGGCGGGGCGGGCGCGGTAATTGGCCCTGTTAGCGAAACCAGCGGGGCGAATCGGATCGGGGTGTAGCCGGCAGCGAAGCCGGATCCGCCGAGGGACATATCACTGAACTGCGTTGCCACGTTGCGCTCCCATCTCGTTCATCGCCATCATGGTATCCAGCACGATCCGGCGATCGTCCAGACTCATCTTCGCCAGCGTTTCCTGCACCTTCGCGCGTTTCAACTGCGCGTCGGCCAGCGCGTTTACGCTGTCGGCCTGCGCCTTTTGCGCCTGCGCGCGCTCCTTCTCGGCAGCGGCCTGCACATACAGCACGTTCGGATCCGGCTGCTGGTTCTGCGCGGCCTGGGCCAGCGCCTGCGCCTCTTCCTGCGTCGGCTCCATCACGCCGGCAGCCACCATCTCCTTGCGCATGAACTTCGCCACGTCCTTCACGCCGTCGCCTTCGATGTTCTGCATCAGCGCCGCCAGCAGCATCTTCTGGATCTGCGGATCCTGCGCGAACTGCATCATCGACAGCAGCGTGCGCCGCGTAGCCGCCCTCTGCGTCGCAAACGACGGGCCCACCGACGTCACCACATCCAGCGTCGCCTGCGTCACGTCGTTGCGACTCGTCAGCACCCCGTTTTCGTCCATTGCAGGCTGCATCAGTTCGATCGTCGACGCGCGGCCCTCTTCGTCCACGCCCTTCATCTTCCGCTTGGGCTCGACGTACACATCGCGGGCCATCGACAGCCAGATCTCGCCGCAGCGCTGCACCGCCTTGGCGTAGTTCGACATGTACAGGAACGCCTGCATTTCCAGCCGCTGCTGCACCATCTCGACGGCATCGCCGCTGATGTTGCTGACGATCTTGTCGCCCTCGCGCTGGTTGCCTAGGATGTCGTCGATGTCCTGCTCGGTCACCTGCAGCAACGCAGCCATCGCAGGCGGTACGGCCGCAGACTTTGTGTATGCCACCGGGCCGGACACCTGCATCGAGCCGTCAGGCCCCGTGATCGGGTTTACCAGCAGATACGGGTAGTTTTCCAGGTTGTCCTTGGCCCACATCACCTGGTGGCCGGCAACCTGCTCAGGCGTCATGATCGGTTTTTCGATGCTGGACAGCGCCGAGATTTCACCCAGCTTGCTGAGCTGCATGTTCTTCAGCCGCTGCGCATCCTTGGCCAGCCGCACGATGCCCATGCACCGCTCGACGTTATCCACAAACCAGCGCTTGCCGTACACCGGCACAATCGGAATGCACTTGCCGGCAATATATCCGTCGTCCTTCAGGATCTTGCCGCCAGACATCAGATACTTACGCACGCGCTTTCTTCGGATCGTGCGTTCGCGAACCATTTCGCTGCCGATCGCTGCCAGCGTTTCCTCGAGGGTTTCGTCTTTCTCGAAATCGGTCTCGAGATACTTTTCCTCAGTGCCGTCCAACGCGCGGTACACATACTGCTTTTCGTTGACCTCTTCGATGCAGTAATACTCCGCGACATACACGACGTCGGGCGTATCCCAATCGAAAAACGTCTGGTAAACCTCTTTCGGCCACGTCGTCGGGTCGTCGCCGTACTTTTCGATGTACGCATCGCGCGTGACGCTGTACAGCACGAACGCATGCGTGGCGTCGGCCTTGTCCTGACGCTTGGCCTGCAGATCGAAATACACGCTGGTGTCAGCGTCGTAGATCGGCTCGATGCGGATGCGCTGCTTATCGTTGTCCGGGTCTTCGTCGTCCTCATACGCAGCCTTTAGCCGCCAGGCACCAAACCCACCACCAACCGCCTCCTCAAAGGCATTGTCATACGCCTCGTTTGCCGTGCTGTCCTGCTCGTCGGCGCGGAACAGCTTGTTGCAAACGTCGGCCATCTCCGTGGGCGAGCCGTCGCGGCTGACAAAATCCACAGTGATGCGGTTGTTCCGGTATTCGTTGACCACGCGCTGCACCGCAAGGCCCACTTTGTTCACTTCGAACTTCGGCTTATTCTCGTACTGCTGTTCCAGTGGGCCTTCCCACTGCGCGCCGGCAATCGAGTAAAACCTTCGGTCCTGCAGGCACTGCAGGCGCTCGTTTCTCAGCGCCGACTGAATCTCGTCAAATCGCCGCAGTGCTTCGGCGTGGGTGTCACGCAGTCGCTGTGAATTCGATACTCGTGCCATCTCAAACTCCCACGCGCCCAGCGTTCCAGTAATTCACAGTCGGCAGTGCATACGCCGACAACTTCGGGGTCGCGGAGAAATCGGCATCCGATCGGATCGGGAACGCAAACGTCACCGCAATCGCATCGGCCGCGTCCGGGCTCGCCAGGCCACGGGCTTTCATCTCCTTCTTCGACTCCAGGAAAATCTTTCCCGTCGAATCCGGCTTCGCCCGCACACCCGTCAGGTCTGCCTTCAGCGCCTTGTCCGGCGTCACCGATGCCGTGCGCAGCCAGTCGCGCAGCGCGCCCCACATCTCGGCTCGCTTATTGCCCCACATCACCGGCCTGCTGGACTTCCACCCGAAATTCACCCCGCGCACCTTATACCGCTGCTCGTTCAGCCTGTCCAGTATCCCATATCCGAGGCCACCCTCGTCGATGCACGTCAGCGCCGGCCTGTACCGCTCGATCGCCTCAATCACGTGCCCCACCACCGTCATCGTGTCATCGCCCCGATACCGGTGCAGCGCCAGCAAATCCCTGCCCTGCCGCACCGCAATCACGGTGGAGTCGCCCCCAGTGCGGGCCGGATCCACCCCCAGCACGATCGTCGCATCGGCGTCCTTCCACTTCTCCCGCGCCATCGCTTCGTCCACCAGCTTTGGCGTAATGAACTGATCGTCGCCGTCAGACGGGAACTGCCCGTACACCTCGACGCGGGCCTCACGGGAATCCTCGCCGTATTCGGCAATGATCGAGTCGTACACACCCTTGTCGGTGTCCTCCACCGTGCGCGCGTCGATGCTCTCCGACACCCAGAAATCCCGCTTGGCGTGGAAACACTCGAAAAAATACCCCGTGTTCCGCCGTGGGTTGCTGAACGCGCACCAGAACCGGTGCGGCGTGTTCTCTGTGAAAAACCCCGCAGCCACGCTCCAGATACTGTCCGGGATACCGCTGGCCTCGTCGAACACGACCATCATGCCGTCGTCGTTGTGCGCACCAGCGTAGGCATCCGGGTTTTCCTCGCTCCAGAGCTTACCCTCCGCGCCCCAGTACCGCGTGCCCTTCTTCAGGTCGCGCTCCACCAGTTCGGTCAGCCACTTCGCCGGCACGATCCGCGTGGCGCTGATCTCAAACCAGTGCGAGTGCATGATCATCGCCAGCCACTTCGTGATCTCGGCCCAGGTCACGCTGCGGAGCTGCGCCTCACTGTTCGCCGAAACGATCACGCTGGCGCCGATCCGCGTCGAGAGCATCCAGAGCACCAGCCAACTGACCAGCGCTGACTTCCCGATCCCTCGCCCCGAGGCAACCGCTAGGCGCATCACCTCGTACATATCCCGCGACCCGTTCGCCGCAATGTGATCCCGGATCTTCCGCAGAATATCCCGCTGCCAGCGTCGCGGGCCGGTGCGCTTTTCCAGCGGCGTACCCTTTTCGCCCCACGGCAGTGCAAACATCACCCACGCTTCTGGATCGTCGCGGAGCTTGGAGCTCCACATCCGGCTCATCAGAGCCTGCTCTTCCTGCGGCGTGTATTTCGGGGTCTGCATGGGTTATATCGGCGCGTATCGGCGCGTATCGGCCTATATCAGCGCCGGTTGTTCGGGCTTCGCCCGTTCCGCAGGATCAAACAGCGTGCCCTGCGCGTAGGCCCGCTCGATGCGCTCGCACGCGATGTCGAAGTACTTGGGCTCGCGCTCGATGCCGATGAACTTGCGGCCCATCTGGGCGGCAGCCACGCCAGTGGTGCCGGAGCCCATAAAGGGGTCTAGGATGGTTTGGGCGTTTGGAACGAAACCCACTGTCCACAGCATAACTCGCAAAGGCTTTTGCGTTGGATGACCTGCTCTTTCCGCATTTGTTGCGGCAATAGTTTGGTCAATAAGCCTTGCGTTCATGTCAATATTTGTCCAAGCAAGTTCAACGTCTGCCGCGCTTGGAACGCTATCGCGCTTATACCAAACAAGCCACCCGCGAGACGGCGGCAATGAAAAATAATTTCCACCCCAAACAATAACTTGATTGGCAGCGCCCAACAAAACACTGATATCAGGCGCTTTTTTGTCCCACTGCAAATCTGCTTTTTTTCCCCATTTCCCGCCGCACGCAAAAATCCCATACGGCGGATCCGTAATCACCGCATCCACACGCGGCAGCGTCGGCAGAATATCCCGGCAGTCGCCCAGGTATAGCGTGGCGTCGCCGATGACGCGGACGTTTGCTGTGCTCACACTTCCGCCCCCAGCGTTTCCCGCGCCAGCGGATCAGGCCGCGCCAGCGGAATCGGCGCGGGCCTGGACTCAACCATTACAGCGTCTTCCACAGCGCTGTCCAGCACCTGCGCCATCCGTTTTTCGGCCTGCTCCAGCGCAGCGGTAATCGAGATCTGCATCGAGCCCTCGACCTCCATGCGCTGCGTGGCAACCCACGAGTGCCGGTGCCGCAGAAACTCCAGCGCAGCCTTCGCGTCACCCGCTTCAGCAGCATCAAACACTACGCGGGACATCGACA